AAGGCAGTTCTTGATGCGATTAATTGGAAAGCTGAACGAAGTAACACACTTGAAGATTTCTTTAAATGAGGAAAAGTAAATGAGTTTATTAGATAAAATCAAAAAGAATACCACAATCAAAGATTCGGCTATTCTTTCAAAGTCAAAGCTCTTTGTTGATAAGGATATGATCCCAACAAAGATTCCTGTGGTTAATATTGCATTGTCTGGAAAATTAGACGGTGGTCTAACTCCAGGTCTTACAATGTGGGCTGGTCCATCAAAGCATTTTAAAACTGCATTCAGTTTGTTGATGGCTAAAGCATATCAAGACAAATATGAAGACGCTGTAATTTTGTTTTATGACTCAGAGTTCGGTACTCCGCAAAACTACTTTAACAGTTTCGGAATTGATACCGATCGAGTTGTCCATACTCCAATTACAGATATTGAACAGTTGAAGTTTGATATTATGGCTCAGTTGCGTGAGATTAATCGCGGCGAGCGTGTGATGATTGTCATTGACTCAATCGGTAACTTGGCTTCAAAGAAAGAAGTTGAAGATGCTCTTGAGCAAAAGTCAGCAGCAGATATGACTCGTGCTAAACAAATCAAGTCATTGTTCCGTATGGTTACACCACACTTGACTTTGAAAGATATTCCGATGGTTGTTGTGAACCATACCTATATGGAAATTGGTATGTTTCCGAAAGCAATTGTTGGTGGTGGTTGTGTAATTGCTGGAACAAAGATTCAACTTGCTGATGGAACTTGTAAGAGTGTTGAAGATTTCGTTGTTGGCGATTTAGTTAAAACACTAAATGGTCCGCAGGAAGTTACTGCTATCTGGAATCCAGAAACTCTAGATGATGGTGAACCTGAATGTTATGAAATTGAGTTTGATGATGGGCATAAAGTTATATGTTCAGATAAACATAAATTCCTTATTCCATATGTAAGAGATAATGGTAGCGGCGCGGATTGGATTGAGGCTAAAAATATGACAGTTGATATGGAGGTATTGTCAGTAGAATACTAAGATCCAGCAATCTAAAACGGTGGCACAATGATAAATGTAAAAAGAGGAAATTATGAAAATTAAAAGTATTACTTCGGTCGGCAAAAGAAAAGTTTATGATCTTTCTGTAAAGGAAGCAGAACATTATGTTTTAGAAAATGGTGTTGTCACCCATAACACAGGCTCATATTACTCAGCTGATAACATTTATATTCTCGGTCGTCAGCAAGAGAAAGAAGGTACAGAGATTGTAGGTTATAACTTTATTATCAACGTTGAGAAGTCACGTTATGTTAGAGAGAAAGCAAAGATTCCTGTGACTGTAACCTTTGAAGGTGGTATCAGTAAATGGTCTGGTTTGTTAGAAATGGCTCTTGAATCGGGTCACGTTGTAAAGCCAAGCAATGGTTGGTATTCTCGAGTGAACACCGAAACTGGTGAAGTTGAAGATAAGAAATATCGTATTGCTGATACAGACAGTAAAGAGTTCTGGGAACCAATTCTAGCAGATGAAACATTCAAAGAATGGATTGCTAAGACTTATCAGCAAAACACTGGTTCTATTTTCAAAGATGAAGAAACGGAGAGTGACGATGAGTAAGCTATTACAACCAATTATTGACAAATACCAAAGATGGAATCGTGAGAGAAAATATAAAAGAGACAAATACTTCAAGATCTCTACTCCTCCCAGCGATGAACTTCTTTCTATTTTAAAAGTAGAATTGCTCGCTGGACCATATAAGGGTGTTGTGTATTCTTATGGTCCAATTACAATTGGTGATGATTTGGGTCATAAAGGCGCAAATGCTTCATATGAACTTTTTATAAATGTTGGTGAAAATAATTTGCTAAATGATAAAAAGTTTACTAAAATAGTAAGTGACATTTTGTTATTGATAATTGATGAAGCTGTAAAAGCTCAAGCTGAAAAGTTTGCGTTGGAGAATTTGAATGAAGAAATTAGAGAAGATTATATTGAAGAACCTGTTCCTCAACGAACCGTTCGTAAGAAAAATTCTTCCGTATCTAAAAAGCGAGTATCTTCAGGAAAGAAGCGAAAGAGTCCTGTTCGAAGAGGTACAAAAGTACGTCCTCCAGTACAACCAGATTCCCACTCATGAAGCAATCCAGATTTCTCTAAACAATAGAGAAAATCTATATGAAGAAGATTTTAAAAAGTGTTCTGAATTAATTGATGATATTCAGAAAGATTTAGAATCTACTCCAAACGAATGGTTGATGATTGAAACTGAGAAGTTCTGTCAAGAAAAAGCAATCCATAATGCCATTCTAGAATCGATTCAGATTCTAGATGGTAAAACTAAAACTGATAAGACTAAGGGCGCGATTCCTAAAATCCTATCCGATGCCTTATCAGTTTCATTTGATCCAAACATCGGTCACGATTACTTGGAAGATTCAGATTCTCGTTATGAGTTTTATCATAAGACTGAAAAACGTATTCCTTTTGATCTAGATTATTTTAATCGAATCACCAAAGGTGGTTTGCCGATTAAAACATTGAACATCGCACTGGCTGGATGCGTCCATCCAGAAACGAGAGTTAGAATCAGATTCAGGAAGAAACAGTAAATCCTTTTTATTTATATGATTTGTGAGGAATTTTATGTGGGAAACTAAAGAAACTTCAATTTCTGAAATTCAAACTCTTCTGAATCAAGGATATGAAGTCGAAGTTGATTCGCCTGATGGATGGGTTGGTGTGAATTTCTTTATCGATAAAGGTGAATGGGAAGAATACAAGTTGACGATGGATGATGGAACTGAAGTTCGCGTTAACGAAAATCATCTATTTGAGACCGCATCTGGTTGGAAATATGCAAAAGATCTTTGTGAGATTGGTGTAGAAGAATTCAATACAGTTTCTGGATTCTCTATTGGTAGAGTTTCTAAGACTGGTTTAAAAATCCCGATTGTTGATATTAATGTGAACCACGAGAATCATAGATATTACACTAATGGTGTTTCTTCACACAATACAGGTGTCGGTAAGTCATTGTTCATGTGTCACGTTGCCGCTTCTAGTTTGTCTCAGAATTATAACGTTCTCTACATAACTATGGAAATGGCTAAGGAAAAGATTGCGGAACGTATTGACGCCAATCTACTTAATGTAAAACTTGACGATCTTTCTAATCTTCCTAAAGACATGTATGATCGTAAGATTTCTCGTTTGAAGGAAAGCATTAAAGGTAAACTAATCATTGAGGAATATCCAACTGCCTCGGCTTCAACGATTCACTTTCGTAATTTGATTAATGACTTGTCTTTGAAAAAGAACTTCAAACCAGACATTATCTTTATTGACTATTTGAACATCTGTGCTTCAGCTCGTTTGAAACATGGTGCTAATGTTAACTCATATTCATACATTAAAGCCATCGCTGAAGAACTGCGTGGTCTTGCTGTTGAATTTGGCGTTCCTGTTGTTTCAGCAACTCAAACGACTCGTTCTGGTTATACTAATACAGATCCAGGTCTTGAGGATACTTCAGAGTCATTTGGTTTGCCAGCAACTGCGGATATGATGTTTGCGTTGGTTACAAGCGAAGAACTGGAAAGTCTTGGTCAGATTATGGTCAAGCAGTTAAAGAATCGTTATAATGACCCGACGCTAAATAAAAGGTTCGCGATTGGTGTTGACCGTTCAAAGATGAGACTTTATGATATTGAACAAGGCGCACAACAAAAGATTGCCGATTCAGGTCAAGAGTTTGATTCTCCAGAACCAAGACGCGATAGTAAATCTAAATTCAGTGGATTGAAAGTTTAATGAAGACAAGTTCAAACGATAGTGTAAAACGAACTGCAGTGAAGAAATCTTTTTCAAGAAAGAATTCTGCACTCAATGTTACAAATCTTTTGAGTTTGATTACACCTTCAAACATTGTAAATAACTATTTCTATAAACCTGATAATGTTATCAGAAAAAGAGTTAGGGAAATGGGAAGAATGATTAGTGCGCCATCTACTGATTATGCATTGTTAGCTGAATATGCATCAGATGTATTAATGGCTGCTAAAAAGGCACTTAACGCAAAAAACAAAAAGAAGTAATTTATGGCAATATTAGTGACTGGTGGCTGCGGATTTATCGGCAGCAATTTTATAAGATACTTTACTAAAAAGTATAAAGAAAAAGTATATAATGTCGACAAGATGACATATGCTGCTTGTTATCCTGATAACATCCACATCAATAAACAAACTATGCTCATAGTGGGTGACATTTGCGATAGACAATTGCTCACTAAGTTTATGGTGAACAATAATATCAGAGCAGTTATAAATTTCGCAGCAGAATCCCATGTTGATAATTCTATAAAAAGTTCTATGCCTTTCGTTACAACTAACGTATTAGGTACTGTAAATCTATTAGATATTGTAAAAGATAACATTGATATTCTCGATAAAAAATTCAAGTTCATACACGTCTCTACGGATGAGGTTTACGGCTCTCTAGAGGGTCCAGAGGGGTCTTTCACCGAGGAGACTAGGTATGACCCTCGATCACCTTACTCAGCCTCCAAAGCGGCTTCTGATCACTTTGTAATGGCATACCGTAACACATATAAACTTCCTGTAATTATTACAAACTGTTCTAACAATTATGGACCATATCAACATCCAGAAAAGTTTATTCCAACCGTTATAAGTAAAGCGTTGAAGAACGAAAAGATTCCAGTTTATGGAAACGGAATGAATGTTCGAGATTGGTTATATGTTGACGATCACTGTAAAGCTATTTGTAAAGTTTTAAGCAAAGGTAAAATCGGTGAGAAGTACAACATTGGTGGTAATAACGAGATTTCAAATATAGACCTCGCAAAGAAGATACTCAAATTAATGGGCAAACCCGAGTCATTAATTGAGTATGTTACTGATCGTCCAGGTCACGATTTTAGATACAGTATAGATAATAGTAAGATCGTGAATGAGCTTAACTGGTCGCCAGAAACTGACTTCGATGCAGGTCTAATGAAAACTATTGATTTTTACAGATTGAGAAATTTATGAAAACATTGGGAATAATTCTAGCAGCAGGAAAGTCGTCTAGACTTTATCCAACTACTTTGGGTGTAACAAAACAACTGCTGCCAATATACGATAAACCATTAATCTATTATCCATTGTCAACTTTGATGCTTGCTGGCATCAAAGACATTGCCATCATTGTTTCACCAAGTGAATATGATGTATTCAAAAGATTATTCGATCAAAATCATTTAGCAGAATTGGGCGTGGATATTAAATTCATAGCTCAAACTGCACCGAGAGGAATTGCTGATGCATTACTTCTCGCTGATGATTGGTATGACATGAGAGATAGAAAAGGATTTAAAACAGGATTCGATAGAACTTGTTTAATTCTTGGTGATAACTTCTTTTATGGTGCAGGTTTAACAGGCGAATTAAGAAAAGCAAACAAAACAAAAAATCCTGTTGTGTTTGCAACTAAAGTAAAAGATCCCGAACGTTTTGGCGTTGTA